AAATTTGATTTTTCCATTACCACGCTTGTTGCTTTTACGTTTCTATTTTTCTTTGCACCACTATGTTGTTTCCAGTACTCCGTCATTATATATAATATACCTATTTATTTTATTAAATAAACTAATAAAAATTATATTTTTTATTTAATTATACAGTTTGGTTTTATACAAAAATTATATTTTTCTTTATGGTAATAAGTGTTAAAATTACTAAATATTATTTTATTTAGTAATTTTAAATGGGATTTTTTATAGAATTGTCTTTTTCTTTGTTGAATACCAATTTCACAGAGATAAAAAAAAAAATAATTGATAAATCAATAGAGTTACGTTCTGATTTTTATTATCAACACTTGGAATATCATAATAAAAAAACACATCAAATTTTATCTTTTACATTTCCGGATCATAATGAAATCTTTATTGAATTTATTTATTTTATAAAAAAAATTCCACACGTTTTTATAGAAACAGCTGGTATAGATGATATTAAATTCATACAATTGTTTGCTTCAAAAAAATATTTACAATTAATGGAACATGATAATGCAAAACAATATACAATTAATAAAAAAAAAGGAGCATTAAAACAACATAATACAGAAGTTTATAAGGCTTTAATTAAGAAAGTTAAAAAAAGCGTTTAATTTTTGTTCTTTTTTATTTTTTCTTTTTTTTCTTCTTGATTTTTTCTTTCTTTTTTTTGGCATTTCTTCTATTTTAAATGTTATCTTCTTCTTCTTCTTCTTCTTTATTTTTTTCTTCGTTTTTGATTTCTTTCTTTCATATATTTTTTTAGGCAATAAACTTTCTAAATTCTCTTTTAGACATCTTTTTTCATTTTTATTACTTAATAAATTTAATATATCATTTTTACCAAGTTTTCCTAATGTCAATTTTTTATTAACAGCATCTTTAACAGCTATATCCATATTCATACCGTCATATTTTAACCCATATTCTTTATCTTGAATAACATCACCATTAACGACGGTTTGGACTTTCCCATAACTCTGCATAGTTTCGGTCATCTTATAATATTTTAATATTATTTTATTATAAAATGGAACAATATTCACCACCTAAAATTACAGAAAAAATAACAATAAAAAAAACACAGAATAGTATTATCAAAACAAAGAAAAATAAATATCTTGATAATGTTTTATCAAAAGATTTTTTAAAATCCTATTTTAAATTTTAAATTTATTCATAATTTCTTTTGCTTCTTTATTCAATTCCCTGGTCAGCCACATACTTTTTTTCATTTGTGTAACTGCTACTCCTAATAGAATTAACATTATTCCTACCCATTCGTTTGTTTCTACTCTTTCACCAAAAAAGAAACGTCCTATGAATAATATAGTTACACAACTCAATCCTGCCCATAATACCTTGGCCGTACTCATCGTTGTATGATCATAAGCTTTGTTTAATAAATATACTATAATTCCGTAAAATCCCAAACCCATCATATAATAATATTTTAATGGTATTTCGTTATATAACTTAATATGATATTGTGCTATAGCTTCACATATTACTATACTAACAATAATAATTACCAGGTGCATATAATATAATACAATATAAAATTGATTTAATTTAAATATTAAATATATTATTTAAATTAATCTAATCATGAGTCAAAACGCACAGTTTATTTCTACACTTCAAAAAGTACAACAAATTAAAAGCAAAAAAGGCGACTTTATGGGCTCTAAAGCAGCTCAAAAAGCCGTTGATGCTTTAATTTTATATAATAAAAAAATAGAAAGTCTTGATGAATTAAGGAAAATAAAAAATATCGGCGCTTCAACAGTAGCAAAATATAAGGAACTTCAAGAGACGGGAACCTTAAAATTAATTGAAACCTTTAAAAATGATCCAATTAACATTTTTACTAATGTTTATGGTATTGGTCCAAAAAAAGCGGCTTATCTTGTTGAACACGATAAAATCACTACTATTGAAGAATTGTGTGAATATCAAGATAAATTTTTAAATGATGTTCAAAAGAAAGGATTGAAATATTATGAAGACATCTTAAAACGTATTCCAAGGTTGGAAATTGAACATTTTCGGAACAAAATGAACAAAATAAAATTAGCTACCGATTTTCATTTTGAAATTGTGGGGTCTTATCGTAGAGGTGCCGATAATTCCGGCGATATCGATGTTATCATCACTTCTAAAAATGATGACCCAAAAGTTTTTGATTTATTTATTGGTGCTCTTATTCAAAATAAAATAATTATCGAATTGTTATCAAAAGGTAAGAAAAAATCTTTAACAGTTGGTAAATTACGAGGTCATCCCGCAAGACGTTTGGATTTCATGTTTTCCACAAAAGAAGAATATCCGTTCGCCGTATTATATTTTACTGGCAGTAAAATATTTAATACCCTTATGAGAGCCCAGGCTCTAAAAATGGGTTATACTATGAACGAACACGGATTGCGCACTTTCAAAAAAGGTGTCAAAGGTAACAAAATTTCCCATAAATTTAAAGAAGAAAAAGATATATTTGATTTCTTAAATATCAAATGGGTTGAACCTTGTGACCGCGAAACCGCTGAGAATTTTAAGGTCGTAGCCAAAAGAAAAAATAAAACAAGAAAAAACCCAAGAGAAAACTTTTACAAATTAGTTACTGATTTTATGAATAACACCACCGTTTTATCTAATTATTCCGAACAACAACTCACTTTGTTAGTTAAAGAAGCCAATATCGGTTATTACAACAATAATAAACCTATTATGAGTGACACAAAATACGATTGTCTTATTGATTTTATCAAAGAACATTTTCCTGAAAATACTGTAGTTAATGAAGGTCATAGCCTCATCAAAATTGACGAAACCCGAAAAATAAAACTTCCTTATGAAATGTGGTCTATGGATAAAATCAAAAAAGCAGATAAGGTTAATACAAAAGCAAATTCTTATAAAGGTAACCATGTTATTTCCGCCAAATTAGATGGGTGTTCCATGGGTTATTCTACCGAAAATGGTGGTCTTATGTTATATACCAGAGGCAACGGAACTGTTGGTCAAAATGTTACTCATCTATCCCCTTATCTAAACTTACCTTACTATCCTGATATTACTGTTAGAGGCGAAATACTTATTGAAAAAACAATATTTGCTGAAAAATATGCTGATAAATTCGCTAATCCAAGAAATTTTGTTTCTGGTATTCTAAACGCAAAAACAATAGACCCGAATGTTGTTAAAGATTTAACATTTGTCGCTTATGAATTAATTGAACCTTTAAGAAGTCCATATGAACAACTTCAAATGCTTGAAAAAATTGGATTTAATGTAGTTAAACATATATACACAAAACTTCCAACAAATCCTTTCAATAATTTAAAAAAAATATTAATTGATTGGAAACAATCTTATAAATTTGAAATTGATGGCGTCATCATCACTCAAGATAGAATCGTTGAAAGAGTTTCAAGTAATCCTAAACACGCTTGGGCTTTTAAAATAATCACAGATGACCAAATAGCCACTACTGTTGTTGAAGAAGTTATATGGTCACCAAGTAAAGATGGTTATTTAAAGCCTAAAATTAGGGTTAAACCTGTTAATGTATGTGGTGTAACTATTACATATGTAACTGTTCATAATGAAGCTTACCGACGCAATAATGGCATCGATGTCGGTGCTGTTGTTGAAATCATTCGTAGTGGTGATGTAATTCCAAAGGTTCATAGTGTTGTAACGCCTGTTGAAATTCATGACCCACCAGAACAATATGATGTTGAACTAAAAGGTGTTGACTATATTCTTAAAAATCCCAACGATAATATGACCGTAAGACTAAAAATGATCCACGCATTCTTCGTAAATATTGGTGTCGTTGGATTAGGTAGGGGTAATGTTCAAAGAATTATGACTGCTGGTTTCAATACTGTTCAAGGTGTTCTTAATATGTCTGTTGATGACCTATTAACAGTTGATGGTTTTAAAGATAAAACTGCTAATAAAATTTATAATAGTATCCGACATTGTATTATTAAATCGTCATTGCCTGAACTTCTCGTCGCCACAAATATATTAGGAAGAGGCATGGGATTATCAAGAGTAACCGCTATTTTAGAATCATATCCCGATATTCTTGTTAGTAAAGAAAGTGATGAAGAAAAACTTAAAAAAATAGCCACCTTACCAGGTTTTAAAGATAAAACCGCAAATCTATTTGTTCCTTACATTAACGAATTTGTTACATTTATGACCCTAATTCATCAAAAACAAAAATTAACATTTGTAAAACACACCAATTATAATATGTCACATCCTTTATATGGCAAAAAAATTGTTATTACTGGATTTAGAGACAAAAAATTAGAAGAAAACATTAAAACCTTCGGTATTATTATCAGCAATTCTATAAATTCAAAAACAGATTTAGTATTGGTAAAAAACAAAAATCAAGATACTACAAAGGCTATAAGAGCTAAAGAATTAAAACTACCCATATTAACTCTTAAAGAATTCACAAATAAATACTTTTAAATTATAAATGATAAAAACATAACTTTTTTTATCATTATATATTAATATGTCTCTTAAAGAAATTGATTTTCCAACTTTAAACCTAACGGAAAAAAAAAATCTATTAGAAAACACAGCTATTATGACAGAATTTGATAGCGCATTAGACCCAAAAAAACCAATAACAATTCAAAGTATTGACGACGAAACTTCCAAAAAATATACTATTTATGGTTGGGAACCCGCTGTCATATTAAAATTCAAATATATTTCAAGAAATGAAATGACGCCAACAATAAAGAAAGAATTTTGGGAACGTGTCATTTGGAATGGTAATAATAAACTGGAGGATACTGATATATTAGATAATGTCAATATAAAACTGCCTTTTCGGTTTTTAACTAAAGAAGAAAGCGAAGAAGCTGGGTCATCAAAAATGGTTAGAAATATCAAAGCATCTGATAAATTAAGCAATGCAGTAAATAAAACAAGTGCAATGCAGAAACTAAAACCGCCTGGTTATGTAGAAAACGATAGTTTTTACGATGATGAGTTAGATGAGGATATTGATGTTAATCTTACTCTTGGTGGCGGTAAAAGAAAAAAACGCCGCCGAAAAAAGAAGAAGAAAAAAGCTTTCCCATCACGTAAAAAAAATAACCGTAAAAACCGCACTAAAAAAAAGGCACTATCTAAATAGGACTAACTCTATTATTTTCACTTAATTTTACATAAAACAAAGCACAAGCTACACCACCGGCACACATACACATAATGCCAAATACTAATATAGCGGCTAAAGTCATAGTTTATGTATATATGGATAACAATGCTTTAATTCATTTTCCATTTTACAATTAAGCATTTGTCCAAGATAGGAACTATGAGACACTACAGCTATATTAGTTTCCCTTCTCCCACTAACATATTTTTTAAATATTTCAATCCTCTTTTCCAAGTCTTCAATTGTTTCATCTTTTTCTGGCCATTCAGTAACTTCATTTAAATTACTAAAATCAACCCAAGGAAAATTACTTTCCAACACACTTTTATTTTTACGTTTATTGCATATATGTTTTCCACCAAACTGATGTTCCACCAAACAATCCAGAGCAATTGTTTCAACACCTATTTTATCAAATATATTTGTACACGTTTGAAGCGTTCTCATACAAGGCGATGCCAATACTAATTCTATTTTATTAATATCTTCCCAAGTATTTTTTAAATTTATGGCTTGTTCATGTCCTTCATGTAATAAAGGTGTGTCCCTATAATTAGTATAAGCTTCATCACCAATTTGAAAGAATAATACATTATGCGTTGCCAAACCGTGGCGAATACAATATAATGTTTTAGACATATGAATATGTTATAGATTATATTTCTAAATTAATATTCATATTATATATTGAATTAAAAAATAATTTATAATTCTAAATTATTTTTTATGTTATTAGACGACGACCGCTCAGTTTAATTTCACTATAAAATTTGTTTTTAATAATCTCAGTATTCCTTTCCAATTTACCGTCTCCAAATAATATTTTCATATCTTCCAAATATTTATCATTTTTATTCGGATTTAATACATCCATTTTGTTTTCAATTTTCTTATATTCTACAAATAACTTTCTCTGTATCAAACAAACTATATCCTTAAATTCAGTATCTGTTATCAATCTCCATTTTTCACTATCAAATACATATATACCCTTTATCTCATTAAAACATCTAATTGGTATCTTATCGTGATCCCATTCTCCTTTACAATTATTTAATATTATATGAATAATACCGTTATTAAATCCAACATCCAATACGTATTGTAAAGCTTTTTCATCCACACAAATATCTGTAATCCAATCTTTAAAATGAGCACAATCTTTCATATTTTTATTGACCCAATCTATAACATTCACCTGTCCAGTTTTATAAAATACTCCTCTGCGATTTTCTAATAATTTAACTTTTTTTTTTAACATATCATTATCTTTTATTAACTTACAAATAAGATTTGTACAATCCAAACTATTTAATATATAATCCTTTTTTTCCGCATTTTTTAGAGCATTACAAATGTTAAAATGTTTCGCAAATGTTGATGCGGTCTTATATGCTTTATGACAATGAGGACATTTGGTGGGCATGTATTAAAATATCCTAATTCAGAATATTTAAATCAATTTTATTATCTTTATACTTTATATATGAGTTATTCGCAAAATAATTGTTGTTTCGGTGATATTTTTCAACCCAGAGACCCACGATTAAATGATAAAAAATATAAAGAAAAAGCAAGCACTAAAATCGTTGATAGAAAGATATTGGCCGTTACTAAAGAACAAGCAGAAAACCAAACCACAAAAGCCAATAATAATTGTCCAAGTAATTTACAAATAACCAATACCGGTGGTCCTGGTAATAAAGTTTCAACGCAATCAAATAATAAGGTTTGTATAATGTCTGGTAATGTTAATGGATTGAGAAATAAAAGACGTTTATTTGATACTAAATCTGGTATCGATAAAAAACATAATAGTTATGCCCGCTATTTAGCACGAAAAAAAGGTTGGGTTTTGCGCAACCAGTTATGCTAATCTTTTTATATAAAATACATATCCCATGGGTTTTGATTTACATATACAAAAATCTCCACCATTATCTGTCAGTTTTTTTGAAATTGTAGACGCATCTACTAATATATCCGCCTGTATCCTTCTCAACGATGAATATATCTCAACGCTTGTATCCGCCTTTATAACTAAATAATTATATTTTTTAACATATTTCTCCATCATTTCTGTTTTTGTTATGAATTCTCCATCGTGATTGTATGCCATATTAATATAAAATCTCATACTCTTTTTATATTAATTTATTAAATCTTATTCTTCTACTGCCACACTATTAAAATAATACATAGCAATCAAAGTAAA